TGAGGTCGCAATAGTTCCTGTGTTCTCGATCTCCTGGCGTAGGGGGAGGATCGCGGTGGTCATGTAGCTGGTGAGGTTGATGTTGTCGCCGTGGAAGGTGTGAGCGATGACCATGCGGCCGTCTACGACGAAACCGCATCGGACATCGCCGACACCGAGCCACTCGATGTCAATCCAGAAGATCTGGGTTTTGGATAGGTCGAGAGTGCGGCCGGAAAGGCCGGTGCCGTTGAACGCATCCCCGTTCCAGTCGGCCTGGGCGATGCGGGTGTTTACGACCTCGCCGGTGACGTAGCTGCGGCGAACGAGGTAGGTAGCAGTGCCATCGCTCTCGAGATAGATGCCATTTTGGGTGCCGAAGTAGCCGATGCGTTGGCGCAGGTTGGTTCGAGGCGCGGCGAAAGCGAAGGATGTCATCACCAGCATCGATTTACCGGGCTGGTAAGGGAAGACGCGTTTGGTTTCGCGGTAGACGTAAGCGCCAGAGGTTGTTGGGACGGTGAGATTGACGCAGCTTTCGTTGGCGGCGTAGGTCTTAGAGCCGCCGCCATTTAGTGCTGTGTCCCACTTGTCGTTTTCTTGGTAACGATGTTGGCTGTCAAACAGCGTGAATGGGGAGCTTGTACGGAGACGGCCGAAGGCATCGCCGCTGGTGCCGGTGTTAGCAAGGACGGGTACGGGATAATCGTCATCGCTGCGTACGTAGACGAGCTCGTAGCGGTCGTTATTGACAATGCGTTGGCCCACGGGTAGATAGCGCTGCTGCTATCAGGCTAGGGGCGTTAGCTGCGGCGGCTGGTCTTGCCGGAGCAGCGCCACTTTGCCCGCGACAAGCACAGTGGGGTGTTGCGTTCAGCGCCGGCGCAGTTGTAGCCCTCGGATTTCATGTCCCCGAAGCTGCGAGTGCAGTAGCGGTCGCCTTTGTCGGTGCCCGGGGCGATGCGGTAGCCCTTGGCGCCGTAGCGGATGCGGTTCTTGCGGCCCGTTTCGGGGTTGGTCACCACCTTGGTGTACTTCTTGCCGTCCTCGGAGTCGAAACCGGCCGCCCAGACGTCGGTTTTGGAGCTCACCATGACAGGGGCGCCGGTGCGCTCTTTGCGTGGGTCTTCGCGGCGCTTGCGCGCGACGAGCCGGCGGCGCTCCGCAGGAGAAAGGGCCAGAGCTTTGGCGGAAGGTAGGCACTTTGGCTTACCTTCGCCCTCGGTGCGGTCACCACAAGGGCCGAGGATGCGGCCGCTGCTGTTCATGCGGACCCACTTTTCTTTGAACCACTTGTCGAGGGCGTCATTACGGAAGGTTCCGCCGCGCTTTTTGTATTCGCGGACCATCCAAGCGTTGGCATATGCGCTCGGGTAGATCTTGAACTTTCGCTTGGCCTCTGCTTTTACTGCGGCGTGCAGCTTTTTGTCAGCAAAAATGACCCCGCGGGCGTCGGCGCGGAAGCGCAGCGTTGCGGGGGTGAGGTTCATGGCTCGAAACCGGCGGCCCAGATGGAGTCGGAGCGCTTCATCTTGGCAGCGCCCTTGCGGGTGGTCTCGCTGCCCTTCTTGTAGCCCATCTTGTTGAGTGTGCCGTAGATGTAAGCGGTGGCGCGTTCACCTTTGAGGCCGCGAGCGGCGGCTTGCTTGGCGAGCTCGGCTTCCATGGCGGCGACTTTGGTGCCGCGGGGGTCCATGCGGGACTCAGTGGTACCGGCATCCCGGCGTTTCCCCCGCATATCCTCGAGTGCTAGCTCGAGTTCAGTGCGAGCTAACGCGTCACGAGCCGGGAACAGACCCATAGCACTCAGTTTTTGTTTCTCTTCTGAGGTTAAGCGCAGGTTGCGGCTACTACCCGCCTTTCCCCACTTGCGTGCGCTAGGACGTGAGGTTGGTTCAACTTTAGTTGCTGGACCTTTAGTGCACTTTTCGCCCTCGGAGATAGCTCCTTTACCGCATTTGAGGTCGAGGCGGAGGGAGGCGTGGGTCAGGGTCATGGCTCAGATAGCAAGTTGATCGAGCTCGGGGGAGAAACCGTCGGCGTACACAGAGTCGCGCCGCTTGGATGCGGCGTTACGGCCTCGGTTGACAAAACCTTTGATGTCGGTGCCGTAGCCCTTAGCCAGGGTGCTGAGGTTGCGGCCCATGCCTTCACCAGTTGCTGCGACGTTAGCGGCGTTTTTTGCTGCTCCAGACCAGTTGCCTCGAGCAACGTTGCCCACGCCAAAGCCAGCCTGCAATGCGGGCTCAACTACTGCGCGGGCGGCTGCCCTCATCCCGGAACGGGGATGCAGAAAAGCAGTTCCTACGATGGCGGCGCCAGTCAAAGCCGCAGCTCCAGCCGCGAGCTTGACGGGCTTGTTCCAAGAGGCGCGACACTGGTGATCACGGGGAATGCAAGCATTGCCACAGGCCTTAGAAGTTGAACCGCAGTTGAGCTTTTTGTTGCCTACGAAAACATCGGTGCGAAGAGTGGTGGGGGTCAAGGTCATGGCTTACAACGCGATGGTGTCCCAGTCGATGTCGAAACCGTCGGCGTAAATCGAATCGAGCTTGCCGCGGCGCCGCAGGATCTCTTGGTAGGCGGCGTTGATCTTCTGGGCTTTGCGAACGTCACCACCAACGTCAGGGTGGTTTTCTCGCATCAGCTGTAGCCACTTCTTTTTGATCTCTGCTTCGGATGCATTTTCAGAAATGCCGAGATCTTTGAAAGGATCTTTTACTGCTTTGTTAGTTCCGACGTTGCGACTTCCTGAGGATGCGTTTTGCTTGGCTCTATCACGCGCGGAGTTCCACTGGCGCTTGTAGTCCTCGGCGCCCATAGCCCATTCACGCTCGGCGGCAGCCAAGTTGGTACGCAAAGAACGACCTGCCGTGATGCTGCCACCACCTAAATACATGAGTGCGCTGCCAGCAGCAAGGCTTCCGGCCTGGCGCTTATTGGGTTTTTTGGCGTACTCGTTGGCGAGTAGCCCGGCTCCGGCAATGCCTAAGCCAACACCTGCAATCTCGGCTCCGAGAGCCATACCGCGAGCCTTCTTGAAGGCCGCTTTACCTTGAGCAATACTTTCATCAGGAGTGGCCTTCGCTCCCAGAGGTGTCGAAAGGATGCGTTGGCTCGCGCGAGCTTTTGCAGCACCAAATGCAACGCCACCTAGAACAGCAGCGCCTCCCACTCCGAGAGCAACGTTGCGGATGGTGTTGTTGTTGTTGGTTTTAGCAGGCGTAGCGGGGCCCTTGGTGCACTTTTCGCCCTCGGAGATAGCTCCGCGGCCACATTTGAGGTCCGAGCGGACGGTAGATGGGGTGAGCGTCATGATTCAGAAGTCGAAGGAGCCGGAATCGAAGGAGAAGCCATCTGCCCAAGCGTCACGGACAGAGGGGCGCTTGGTTTTTTTCCATGCAGCTTCTCTGGCTTTCATAACAGCAGCCAACTGAGTCTTCTTAGATGGTGCTTGGGCTCCTGCTTTTGCGCGTGCCGCAGGATCCAGTGCACGGCGCAGGTCAGTGTTGCGCTTAGCTGTTTGCTGCATGTAGGCAGCACCCCCAATCAGAGCCGCTGCGCCTGCAATCTTTGCGGCGGTCTTGAGACCGCGAACTTTGGAGCCACCGCGCTGCTGCGGCTGTACTCGCTGAGCGGGCCCCTTGGTGCACTTTTCGCCCTCGGAGATGCTGCCTTTGCCACACTTCAGGTCGAGGCGCTCCGCGGTATCGAGGCGAGCTCGGATGTAGGTAGGGCTGCGGTCTTGGATGCCGAGCTCGCAGGCGTCTAGGTACTCGAGAGGGGTCAGTGAGTCGCCGCGCTTGCGCATGGAGCCGCAGTTGCCATCGCACTCGGCGCCCTTCTTGCCCTTACAGCCGCACTCGGCATCCATGGGCTTTTTGCCGTAGCCGTCGGCCGCGGGCTTGGTGTGTTTGGCGCCCTTAGCGCTGCGCTTACGGCTGTGGCTGGCGGCCATGTCCATTTCCTCCTCTTCCTCCTCTTCTTCCTCTTCGGGGGATTCCATGTTGCGGGCGCGAGCTGCCATGGCGCGGCCTTCGCGGATGCCTTCTTCGTAGGCCTCGGATTTAGCGCGGCGTGTGGTGGCGGGCATGGCGTAGAGCCCCGAGTATTGCTTCACACAGCGTAGCTGCCTTGTGCTATAGGGCTCGATAGGCTGAGAGCATCTATCTGTTCTAGTTATGAACTTGCTTCGCTTAGTTGCTGGGAGTGGTGCGGCCTCGGGATTGCTGATTGGTCAGCTCGTTTTTGCTGCTTTCTTTGTCGGATCTTGTGAGATCCCAAATGTGCTCAACAGGGGTAGCGCTAATGCCTGTCTCGATCGTTGGATGACTACGGCTGCTCTGTTCTTTCCTTCAGGTGTAGCAAGTGCTGGTACAGCAGTTGCGCTGGATAAAGCAAAAAGGCGCTTTCTTGGCTGATCAGTCGAAGGGCTGAGGCGCGAACTGCTCGAAGACTGCAGCTTTGTTGAGGTCGGCCGGGCCGACGGTGGCTACGCGGGATACTTCTTCGCGGTGAGTCCGGGGAAGCGCGGCGTACTCGGGGTCGATCGCGGCGATCTCGGGGTCCCAGGGGGCTAGGTAGCAACGGCAGCGGGGGTGTGCGGGTGCGTTTGTACTAGCGCGCTTGTAGATGCGGCCGGCCCGGGCGTTGCAGATGGGGCAAGTGCGGTCATCGCTGGTGGCGTACCACATGACGAGGTCGATGCCGTTGGCTGCGTAGTACTGGTTGCTGGCAGCGTTGTATGCGCGTAGCGACTCGGTGCGGGCGATGACGTCAGCGCGAGACTTCACCACGCCGAGGCGCAGACGCAGGTCGTTGGTGATGGCGTCGGTAGGGCGGCCTTCAGCGATGCCTTGGGCGACGAGATCGGTGGCTGTGGCTGCAAAGGCTTCGCCATGGCGGCGGAGGTAGCCGCGGGCTTGGGCTGCGGCAGCCACGGTGGCCTCGATCGGAATGGAGACGTTGATCAGGCGGCGCTGGGAGCCGGAGTCGCGGAGAAGCTCTCGGGCGACGGTGACACCACGGCCTTCGGAGCTGCGGAGCAGGGAGCGCAGCACGCGGTCATAGGCGTCGGTTCGGTCGGGGCGGAAAGCGGGAACGAGCTGACGGAACTCCTGCAGTAGGGCGACGTTGCGGTCGGCTGCGGGGGCTCCGCTGCGGAGCTGGATGCGGGTGCGCCGCAGTAGGCGGTTGAAGCTGCTGTCGAGGATGCGGTTGAGCTGGGCGATGGTGACGTCCTCGGAGCGGCGCAGGGCGGAGTTGTAGCGCTCAAGCAGTTGCATCAGCTAAATGCAGCAGGCTTGGTTGCGCTGTCCGCCGCGTCGCCACGGATCAGGCCGGCCATGTAGCCCATCTGAGCATCAGGGATCTCAGTGAACTTGCCCTGGTTCTTTAGCGCCCAAAGGCGGTCGCTACGCAGCCCTGGGACTGCTCTGAACCCCATCCCTTCGTAGATGGACTTTCGCTTGGCGCCTTTGCCATCGTCCTTATGAGGAACGGCGAAAAGGACAGCGTTCTCGGGGAGCATCTCCATCTGGGCCTTATACATGGCCTTGGTTGAGCGGATCACCTGCTTGGCCTGAGAGCTGGGCATACCACCAGCAGCGTCGTAGCTGCTGTCGATGGTGAAGCCGAGGCCGTACTGAGGGAACTTACCCACGTTGCCTTTGCGCTCAGAGCCAAAGGTCAGCAGGCTGTCGCCGATAGATCCGACAGACAGATGGGTGCCGTTGGGGGTAACCCAGGTGGAGAAGTTGTTTTTGACGTCTACGGCGCGGATCTGAGAGCCCTGGGCACGCAGCGCCATGTGGGCGGCGGCGAGCTTGGCGTCGCCAACAAGTTGGCGCGCAGGTTCGCGGAACTTCTCGGGCAGCTTGTCCAGGCCCTCTTTGACCTGCTTGGCGGACAGGCTCTGGATCGCCTTCTGGCTAAGCGAGGGCACCAGCGTCTGGCGCTGTTTGTAGGCAAGGAGGCCTCCAATGGTCAGCGCGGCGCCTGCGGCAGCAGTGGCTACAGCGATGCCAGTGCGGGATGCGGATCCGCTCTCGGAAGCAGCTTTCGCGGGGGCAGCACCGGCGCCCTTGCGGCACTCATGCGACTTGGGGATGTGGCTTTCGCCGCAGGGTTTGCCGGCATCGTCGTCGCGGAGGGCGTCACCCCGCTGGCGGCGGGCGATTTCGGCGCGGGCGGCACGGTAGGAGGCCTCGAGGCTCAT